CCCATGCGCTGTGATGTTAACTCTGACTGTGGTTGTAGACCCATCTGTTTGGAAACAGTTATCTGTATCAGTGGATACAAAAGTTTGACGTATTGGGGTGATATCGTATAACGCGCTGGCAGCTTCTACATAAATCTTTTCGTTGGTGCCTAACGCCATGTAATTATTGGCGCCTTCAGGAACCCAAATGAAAAGTGATCTACAACATCCAACAAACACATCGACTGTTGCTTTTGTCCACCCCCCTATTTTTTGAGGGTATCCAGAAAAAAACCGTACTTTATTAGCTTCGTACCAACCACCTTCATTGGCGTAATTGGTAACGTCTCTATTGATACCGGGTTTTAATTCTAACTTAGTAAGCATAATACTTACCTATACATTAATTAAATTTGTAGCTATTCTCTTAGACCAACCCCTACCAAAATTTGAAAACGTAGGTAGGTTAGTCATAAATCGAAGTCTTATACCGTTGTATACCCCATTTATCTTGTATGGGTTTGTGTATATAGCCGCATTCAAAGTAACAGGACCAATCACTCCGTCATCCCTAACTTTTACAGTTTGTTGTAGCCACTTGATTGCTCGCGTTACCCCCGAATTGACCGCCGCATCAAATATAGAAAACCGTACTTCATCAGGCAGTTTATCAGCTTCTATAGCATCCCAGTAATCTTTTTTGTAGATAGCTTGCGCCTGTTCTATAGTCAGGTTAGCGATATCGACATCTGGGTACGCTCTTTTGGAAATCCCGAATTTAGTCTCCCCACCGGGATCTGCTGGGTCATTGACGTACCCACCTTCATGGCCGATAAGAATTGAGAACGCTGTATTGAAATCCATTAGTTTCTTGCAACACCTTTCATTTTTTCGGCTGTACGCATACCACCAAGTCCTAACATTCCCAAAAGAACTACAAGTAAGTCACCAACTTCTACTTGAGGTATTACAACGGTACTCCCCGTCATCAGGATAGCCCAATCACAAAGAGGCCGACCTATGTAGTGCCAGCCCAATGCAGCAGCGCATATCCAGCCAGTAGCAGGGCGCCAACCAGAAACAAAGACATTAGATGATGCGGCTTCAATTTTGTTAACCTCAGTCTGCATCCTAGCTGCTTCTAACGCGGCGTCAATCTCTTTGAATCCGCCCTCTTGTCTGAGCTTTTCTAATTCGAGCGCAGCTTGTGCTTTCTGGGCAGGATCAGGCCATGCTCTGTCTATAACTTTTCCAACAACGCCAGCTATTGCATCCCCTATCATAACTACCCCCTCGGAAGTTCATGTATCCTTGTTATATATTCTCTATTAGGATTATCTGAATCTGGATTATGATCTGTATAGGGTACCTCTGTACTCTTCCATCCAGATATATCGGGGTGTATCACATGCCCGTATTGATATATAGAAGTATCTTTGGCAAAAGTTCCATATACTAGATAAATGCCATTAGATGTTATATTATCTCCTAACGATTTAAACATCTCTTTATCATACATATAACTAGCCGAATTATTCTTATCGTCTCTAGGCATTACATACAACCATGAGCCTGAAGGTCCGCTTTCACCTTCTCTAGTAGATTTAGCAAATACATTTATCATTAACAAATAATCTAAATCATCATCTCTATACGTACCGCATATTACAATTCCATCTGCGGGAGTATTCTTTAAACTATTTTTCCATGTCACAGGATCAAATTTCATTGACATTCTTTGCCCTATATAGACGTCATCGGCTCTTGCGTTATATAGTTCTTGTAATAAGTCGTTATCTAAATCATCTATATTTAAATTTTTAGTTATATACCCCATATCCCACCCCTAAGAATCATATAGGTAAAAAACATCGCTACCGCCAGCAAAAGGACTATTACCAGTTATACTCCATCCAGAATAGTTAGTGTTATATGCTGCAAAAGTCATGCTAGTTCTATAGTAACTATTTCCGTTTATGACAAAACGATACCATCCACTGTTTGAAGTTGAGTCAGTTACAAAAAATACCTTATTAGAAGTTACCGTCGTATTATCATTGGCGTATAATCTTTGATGCCAAATTCCTCTCACACGTAAATTACTAAGAAAATCTATGGTGTAGTCACTCATAGACCCGCCGTAGTAACTACCAAGAACAGAAGATTTGTAACCTGTATAGGTATCATTGGATTTAAAGCCGCCCCATGTAGCATTGTTTATAGTAGGAGACCAAACTTGTTGATTAGTGCCGCCGTAATAATAACTAAAATACACCGTTCCTGAAGTAGGAATACTATTATTGACAGATGTATTAGGTACGTAACTTCCCCCTCTATAGTAATTACTTATGTATATATTAGATGAACTTCCCCCAAATTCATTTTTTATATCATTAAGAGATATTTGACCAGAAGTAGGTAAGGCCATTTGTTTATACCTCTGGGTCTAAAGGAGGTTCATTAGAAGAACTAGCAGTTACATAAGTATCTACTAAAAATCTTAGTTCTTGTTTAAGCATTGTAACTTCTGAACTAAGCTCTTTAATGCCTTCTATCAATAATGGAACTAATTTAGCATAATCGACTGTTTTATAGTCTTTTCCTGATTCTGATACAATCGTACCATCTTCAAGAGTTTTCATATCAAACGGAGCTAAACCGACAACTTCAGGTAATACAGCTTCTACTTCTTGCGCGGATACACCTAATTGTTTCTTAGTATCTGTATACCCTTTAGATTTAGCTAAATCGTTATTCTCAAAATAAAACCCATTTAACTTAGATATTTTTTCTAATGGGTCAGGTATATTTCCTAAATTAGTTTTTAATCGTTCGTCTGAATAATACGCAACTATATTTCCTGTAGAAGCTATTGTGTTTGATACATGTAAAGCCTTATTATTATACACTCTGACCCAAGTGGTATCTGACATATGTACACCACCTCCATAGGTCTGACTATACCAACCCCCTTGACCGTAAGACCTAAACCAGTCAGAAGTGTATACTGCCCCTGTAGCTGTTACGGATCCTCCAGCTGTTATGTTTACTCCAGCTGCTATGTTTACTCCGGCTGTTATGGTTCCTGTGGTGTACTGACTTCCAGCAACATCTAAATTACCAGTACTATATACATATCCCGCGGTTAACTGTCCTCCAGCTGTTATGTTTCCAGTTGCAGTAAAACCTCCAGTGGAGGGAGAAAAAGTAAATTGAGTAACATAAGAACTATTTCGTATGTAAAAATTATTATTATTTTCTATTTCAAAATAAGTATAAGTGCCATCGGTAATTAGTCTACTTGCAGTCCCAAATTTAATATTTATATAGTTATTAAGAACTAAATCTCCGTTGGTTTTAGTAGTTGTTGTGTCGGTTCTAAGGAATTGGGTAGAGTCAGTTCCGTCTAATAAATAAGCATCTACATTGGTAAGTTGAGAACCGTTTCCAGCAAAAGCAGCTGCTGTTACTCCTCCACTGAATGATGCGGTAGCTCCACCAACATTACTGGTCGCTGTTAGATTTGCGGCGGTTACGTTACCTGAAAAACTTCCAGTAGTAGCGGAAACTTCTGTTAATTGCGCTTTATCATAAGCTGCATATACGTATGAAGTAGTTCCTCCTCCGGTACAATATAGGTATATATCTTTCCCATTGTTGGACACTAAATCCCTAGACGCATTATACGTACCTTGGAAAAAATAAACATTCCTATTAGCTGATAACCTATTTCTTATTAAATACCAACCCCTAAAATCATTAGGTTCTATCTGAATATAACCATCCCCACCTATATCTCCAGCGTCAATTATGTTTAATATTCTGTAATTACCATCTGCTTGGTTAGCAGATCCGCCAGCCCTATCTGCAACTGTTAATTGATATGCGGTTCCAGACGTTAAATTTGATCCGCTTATAGTGACATCTATAACACCTACAATAGATGTGTCAAAAAATTGATAATTAAAGTTAGTGATATCCCCCCAAGTACCAGACTCCGTACCCGTGGTTATTAACTCGACCCCTAAATTAGAATAAGTAGCCATTTAATTTATCCTCTATGCAGCTATTTCAGACCAATTTGGAGTCTGAGCATCATCGACTTGAGTCCAACTGGAGGACTGTGAGTCATCTATAAGTACCCAATTCGGGATCTGGGAATCGTTAATTAACCCCCAAATAAGTACATTGCCTACTCTTCCAGTCGCGGCAACGCCTATAGGTACTATATTAGCAGTACCGGTGACAGTTACACTACCAACAAGTCCTGTAGCTTGAAGTCCTGTTACATTAACAGGGATAACGACATCGCCAACTTGTCCTGTTGCAGATTCTCCAGTAACCGCAACATTAGCGGAGCCGGTAGCATCTACAGTCCCAACAAAGCCTTCCGCTTGATTACCGACTACAACCGCTGTTGTATTTATAAGTACATCAACAGAACCAACCTGACCGGTAGCAGATTCACCTGTGACGTTAACCGTTTCACTGACTGTTACTGATACAGAACCAACCTGACCGGTAGCAGATTCACCCGTGACGGAGACTAGCGCGCTGCCCGTAACAGTTACGTTACCTACGTTTCCAGTAGCAGATTCACCCGTGACGGAGACCAGTGCACCGACCGTAACAGTTACGTTACCTACGTTTCCAGTAGCAGATTCCCCAGTAACGTCAACAATTTTGTCACCGACTTGTACTGTGACATTACCAACCTGCCCAGTAGCTGATTCACCCGTGACGGGGACAGTTATATCTGCTCCAGCTATGACAGTTACGCTACCTACGTTTCCAGTAGCTGATTCACCTGTGACGGAGACCAGTGCACCGCCCGTAGCTGTTACAGTTCCTACGTTTCCAGTGGCTGATTCACCCGTGACGGAGACTAAGGCTGTTCCGGTAGCTGTTACGGTTCCTACGTTTCCAGTAGCTGATTCACCCGTGACGGAGACTAAGGCTGTTCCGGTAGCTGTTACGGTTCCTACGTTTCCAGTAGCTGATTCACCAGTAACAGAAACAGTTACATTTGTTCCGCTAGTTTGGAACTCGTAGGCACCAAGAGACCACTCATGCCCAGCGGTGTCCCGGTTATAGCCGGTGATGTCGATCGCAAACTCTGCAGTGCCCAAGTCCGCACCGGTGTATCGATAAATAATCGCACTGGTGTTAACGATGGTCAGATCGTTATTTGCTACGTCAGTCCACTCGTTCGCAACAGTGAGGTTGTCGAGGTCAGACGGGTTGCCGGTTGCATCAACCATCGACGCGCAGTTACTGATTGTGATGGGGTTGAACGCTTTGATGGTTCCATTAGGCGCGTTTAAGTTGCCAACTACGCAGTTGTAGGCTTTTTGTGTTGACGTGCTGCCGTCGATTCCTATGGCGTTACCATTGTCCGACGTGAGATTTGCAACCGAGCAGTTAATGGCGCGTCTGTCCTGTCCGCCGCCGTTGAGGCTGATGCCCCGGACTGAATTTGAGCCGGTGTTGCGGATGTTGTAGATGACGCTGTTATCGACTCGCGCCAGTTCAAGCACAGATATCGCTGATAGGGGGCCGCCATTCACTGAGCGCGTAATGTCGTGTATTAGCAGTCGCGACCAACGGTTGTTAGGTGTCCCATACGTGCCGCTGTTTAAACCAAACCTAGAGCCGCTCGAAAGATCGAACTCCAGCTTTTCTACCTTGTAATTGCTTGTATCGGGGTTAAGAGTCCAGTAGTTATCCGTAGCGCTAGTCGTCAAAGTGAACGTACAACCCGCGCCCGCGACGCCACCGTGGTCGTCAGCCGCAGTGATAGTCAAGCTAGTAAATGAGGCGGTGCTGCCCAAGTCCAGCGTCTCATTTACGAAGTCGCCACCGTCGTTGTAGCACTCAAGAATATGATCGGTGCCGGCGAAGGTGTCGTTCTCCGCGTCAGCTTCCCACGTTGATATAGCGCCGTAATCGAAGGCGTTCCCCGGATTGCCGTATGCGTAGGTGTAGGTAGCCATCAGACGAAGTAGTTGCGGTCGTTAAGCGGGGCAAGGTGGTCGCGAACAGACCACACCGATAAACGTGGCTTGATTGCCAGCAGCTCGGTGCCAATCGGAGCGATGCTGTCACGAACATCAAGCGCGACGTTGCGATCAAGCACCGTTGCACTCGGTAAGCCTAACTCGCGCCAATTAACCTTTGAACGCCGCTTGCGTGCAACGAGTATCTCACTATCTGACGTAAACCCAGGCTGTCTGTCGTCGGTGTTATACTCGTTTGCTACAACACGCGAAACGATCTCATCGCGCAGCGCTATAGCCGGCAGTACGAGGAAGTGTTTTTTCTCGTTCTCGGTCCAATTCCAGCGCATGTGGTCCGCTCGCAGCAGCGGGGTGTGCGTTTCGATAGCGTCCCATATTGCGGTCGTCTTGGCGAGTGAGTAGTCCTGCGCCCCGCTGTACCAAATCGCGGCGCTGCGCGGGCCGAACACGCGGAACCCGGCGGGGCGGGTGATGCGCGACAGATAGAGATCAACCGCGCCATCGAAACCCATATCTTGGATCTCGCTGTCGCCGGTCGCGATGACAGTGCGGCGCACTTGCCGACTATTCACCCGCTCCCAACGAATCGACATTGTGTTCTCAAGGTAGACGTAGGCGAGCGAGTTGGTGTCGCGCAGACCGTCCGCGTTCAGCGGCGTATGCTTGTGGTGGCAGATTGTCGCAGCGTGAGCGGCAAGTGTCTTCCGGTCGTTCGTAGCCGCCACGATGTCGCCGTCCTGATAGTGGTTGTTGGGGCGCTGGTCGTTAGTGACGACGATAGCAATCTCAGTCATTCGCTTTTGTCAACCAAAGTAAATACATTAAGTATTTCGCTCATAACTCACCTTTTTAAAGCAAAACGCCCCTAATTCAGGGGCGCTCAGGTGCCTGCTTGTAGGCTCATTTACGCTATTTCAATAATTGCCGTGCCAGCTGCAGCTGCCGGGAACGAAACAGTAAATGTACCGCCTGAAGAAGACTTATCACTTCCGAAAAACAGTACAACAACTGATGGATCACCCGCTGCCGTGTCGTTATAAATCAACGCACCATTGGCGGTAATCGTAGAATTTGTCCAATTAACATCATCAAAATCAGTAATCCCTGACGTACCCGAAGTAGTCGGAGTAACATTAGTAAGCGTCTCTCCAGTTGCCGTATACCCAGTACCTGACACTTCATTGGTAGCCGTATAAGCTGGGGTTGAAGCACCGAGAGTTGCTGAAGACGTATACAAAGCAATTTTAAAAGTATCGCCTGTAGAGTTAGTAAAATTGTGCGTCCCAGTTAAAAGTTCCTTCTTGAAGCTAGTGCACATTGCCTGAGTAATTGCCATCGGCTATCTCCTATTCTCGTAAATATAGTCTGCTAATTCAGACTGCCCATGATTTCTTAACAATACCGCTATGGTATCTCTCTCACCTTCAGCGACTTTGTTAAAATAAAACAACAGTAACTTCTTAATATTGTCTTTAAACATAAGAGCCTGCTGTTTTATAGGATCAGGAGCAGTCGCGCTAACTCCTACGAACCTATCCAAAGCTAAATCTGCCCATTCTTCGGGAGACATACCACGATCATTGGTAGTTACTACCCTTACATTCCCAATCTTACCCGCCGAAAGATTAATCACTGTAATGGAATCCTCATTTGACCGGAACGATAAGCATCTCTTCTATTCTTACCATCCCCAAGTTCTTTAAGTAATGTTAGAGCGATATCATACCGCTTTTGGTACTCGGCTGTAACATCGGCTTCACCCTTCATAAATGTATGAGCTTCTAAGATAGTCCCATACAGAAGAACTGAATCGAAATTATCACCAAGCCAAGTGTTAGTAGCCGTGACAATGCTTTCCGGATAATAGTAGTAATGTAGTTCTGCAGTGTAGTTAGCATCCGGAGTCGGGCCTAGAAGAAAAGAATTTCCATCGAATATAGCGTAATACTTAGGTAGCCCAGTATCAGTAGCTTTAGGATATGCTTGCCGTATAAAATTTACGTCTTTATCCAAAAGATATTCATAGTTACCATCTGTATCTACAACAGCTAACGAAAAAGTAGACATCCAATCCGTAGGAGTTGTAAGGTACTTATTTCCAGAACTTACAGCGCCCGTTACGTTTTTACGGAAAGCAGGTAAAGCAACTGTATTATAGATACGTTGTTCAGCTTGTTTTATGAACGTATTTATATCTGCCGTAGTAAATACGTCTTCTACATAAGACTGAACTTCAGTAACTAATTCAGAATAATTCATTTCGATATCTACTGAGATTTATTACTAAACTTAGTACCTTTCGTAGCTGCTCCAGTACCGCGAGTCTGTTTCGTCTGAGTTTTCGGTACGTTATTCGGGTATCCATCCATTTTAGGTACTGGACACGGTTTAGGTTGATTATATTTCATATCGTCACCTAACTAATAGTTACTGTTACAGTTCCCACTTTACCCTGCATCAACACGGTATTGGGGGTCACTCCATTATTTGCCATGCCAACAGGGTTCCATCCCCATTGGATATCTCTACTTCCTCCCGGTCCAAGACTGTTATCTGGTCTTGGATTTCTTACAGCCTGCGGGTCTTCGACCACATACATCCCCTGCATATTCTGAGGATGATCAGGCTCCCAACATTCAGGACAGACAAACATATTTGTCTTTTTCGTCCTTACAACCAGCTCTTTAAGCTGTTTAAGTTTGTACTGTTGCCCACATCTATCGCAATCCGCGATAGCTCGGACGCCTGTCGTAAACTTATTAGACATACGCCCTACGCGGCGCTACAGTAATGCTCGACCGATCTCTATCCTCGTCAGCTGCTAATTCCCATGCTTCGTCGTACATCTGCTTAAGCGGTACAATTCTTGGCGCACTATCAGGAATTTTCATCGCTATATAGTAAGCTAATCCAGCTACTAAACAAGGTAGAAATCTGAACGGTATATCTTGCGTATTAACACCGTTCCCAGCGTCCAACATCCTACGTAATCGCCAATACACCAACTGATAAGACATCGCACTATCCGGCGTAGGCCACACTGTAATTGTCGGATACTGAACAACCGCATCAGCAGCAACAGCACCGGTCTTACGATCTATATAGACTTGGATTGGCCGTCCAGTTGAAGTTTTGTTAGGGATACTCGCATAAGTGGGCAAAGCGATACGTGAGATAGCTATATCACTCTGATTAGAACTGCCCGCGTTCGTCCTGATTACATGCTCTATCAAATCTACCGTATCGAGCGGTAAATCATAGGTTGCTGTACCGGAAACCAGATTTATCTGCCCCTGCTCCACAGTCCACAGGTTGATGCCGCGATTAGCCCACTCAGCAAACATCAAATTCAAGCTACGCCGTGCGGTACGGAAATCGTATCCAGTACGTAACTCAGTACCAGCACGCTCGAAAGCCTCTTCGATGATATCGTTAAGGTCTAAATTAAAAGCGCTTGTTGCTGAAGTTGCCATTTACATACCTTTATTCGGTAATTCGCTTCCACATAGACGCATGTGTTTCTCTATTGTCTGATTCTGCCTCTTTCATATCTCTTTTTAACTCAGAGACATCTTCAGAAATAGATTCTACTTTGGTCTGTAGAGACCCATATCCAACTGCAGCAGATATAGCGACGACAATTAATGGGAGCCATTTAAGATAATCTACCGTAGAAACAGGCGGTGGCTCCCGCCTGTCCGGTCCAGAATACCGGTCTCGTTCCGAATCTCGGATACGATCTACAGCCCGCTGGATAATTGTCTCGTCACCTACCATTTAGCACATACGTCCGCGAGTTTTACCCTTTTTACAACATCCATCAATCCCCTTTTTAACCGATCCGCCAGCTTTATAATTTTTAGTCCGCGCCTTCATAGGAGGTTTCTTAACCTTACCCCCTTTGCGCATCGGAGTATTAGACGGTGTAGCTCCTGCAGCCTTATCAGTCGCTGTCTCCCCCGACATCTGTTGTGTGGTTGTCCTCGGTAGGCGTGCGGAAGGCGCTGCAGCTGCAGCTCGTCTGCTAATAGGGTTCTCTAAACGATCAGCTCGATTAGAGTTCATTACTTTCGTCATATCTGGTCTGTACATATTACTAGCCCTATCCTTTCTTGGTCCTTGCGGACGACCGCGTGTTCCGGATAACCCTTCAGGCATTTGTGCACGCCTTAATCCTAATCTCCCCTGTGCGCGTTCGCGACGTGCCATTCTGGGATCCATCATAGCTGGATCTCTTGGTCCCATACCCATAATTTATCTCCCTTTACCTGTACGTTGACGGGATGGTTTTCCTCCATATTTCACAGAACCACCGTGTTTGAATCCGGCCCTTATCTCTGCGGCTTCATCCGGTGTGACATACCCTTTATTTCTAGCTTTTGTAGCCCTTGTTTTTCTAGCGATATCTCGGTTTTTTTGTTCTTTTCGTCTACCTCTTGATAAGGTAGCTTCATTTCTCTCATTTCTTGCTCTCAAAACGTCAGATGCGCTGGGTGCCTCTTCAGCTTTTCTTTGTCTAGCGTTACGTCCAGAAACAGTACGTTTGCCATTTGACCCCATTTCCTTCTGAACTCTCCGTGCAAGAGCGCCTGTTAAACTTTTTGCAGCACCTATTTTCTTAAGCCCCATAGCGCCCATAGCGCCTGCGCCTGAAGATTTTGCTATTTTTCCTAATGTGAGAGGATTTTTAGGTTTAGGTTTAGGTTTTGTAGCGTCGCGTTCTTTTGAAGTAGACCCTGCGCCCTGTGGTCTTACAGGTATTTTCGGTGGGTTCCGTTTAGTGGATATAGACCCGCCACCCGTCTTAGGTTTATTAGCTGCAGGTACAGCGTTAGCTGCTTTTTTCCTATCTGCGGCTTTCGCTTCGCGTGCGGCCTTCTCTTCTTTAAATTCTGTAGTGAATTCTTCACCATTAAAGTAAAAGGTTTTTTGTTTATTATCGCGAGCTTTTCTAAACGCTGCTCCAAAAGGACTTAATTTTTTAGCCACTTTACCACCTTTTTTATAAGTTTCCTGTTTATTAGACCCTTCGTACTCACTGACTAAAGCAGCTAATTGAGGATTGTTTACCGCAGCCCTTTTTACTTCAGTATAAAGATCTTTATCTTTCCTACCTAAACCCATTACCGTTTACCTTTTGGTTTAGCAGATCTCTTTAAGGCTTTAGCTGTGGGAGCGCCTTTAGCTCCGGGTTTACGCATCTTTTCTCCACTACCTGCGGCAATGCGTTTACGCTTTGCATGGATGTTATCCCAAAGCCCCCGTTTCCTAGCCATTACCATTTCACCTTATCAGCCCAATAAGCAGCGCTCATTTTACCTTTAGCAATGTTCTTGCCGTGTCGAGCCTTAAATGACTTGCGCTTTTTCTTCATCCTGTCTGATTCACCCGCTTTAGGTTTACCAGCGGTTTTAGCGCCTTGCTCTCCAAACCGAATAACTTTCTCTTTTCCCCCTTCGCAGGCTTTAACAACATGCGATTTTTTGGGGTGAGAAGGTGTACGGCGTGGAGAATTACACGCCATTTGAGAACGTCTGAGTGGTCTAATCGGCATCGTTCTTCACCAAATATCCTTCATAGGTAGCGGATACAGCATTGGCCTGCGCTGAACTGACAACTGCTCGGGCTTCTATATCTGATTTTTCAGTAACAGTTAAAGGGATTTCCCAATCAAAGTCGATAAACCCCGTAACTAGAGTTATCTTGGCTTGCGTGCGAAATACGCCTCCAAAAGGTCTAGACACTAATCTAGCTGTAATGAACTGATTACCTGCAGATGCGGTGCCACTGGAGATGGTTCCTCTGGTTAAATACAGCGTATACCCTGCAGGGACGGTATAGGGGGTCATCAAAGTTTGATTATCCCCCAGCGTTATACGAGCATACGTCGTTCCATTAGGTACTCCAGCTGTTGCACCGCTAGTTCCTATATAGATATTTCCTGCAGCCGTACCGCCAGAGCCTGCTGTAGCTACATAAGCTCTATAAACTCTAATGTAATTATTAGTAGTCGCTACCTGCGTCTGACCATTCAAAGTCACAGTTTCAGATGCTTCGTTATAGTTAGCATCTAAGCCTGCTATAACAATAGTTCTAGCGCCGGTACCAGCGGAGGTATCCGTGGTTGCCGTAGAAGACACATACATCAAACCCGCAGCTGCGGGATAAGAGTACAGTCCTCCTAAATCCCAAACTGTTTCTTCAACATTTTGAACATCCGCATGAAAACCAAACTTAAACAGTGGTGTGTGGTAACTAATCTGCCTGCGAGCAACTTGTAATTCAAATGGCTCAGTAGTACCGACCCTCGATATAGAACTTACTTGAGCCATTGAATTATTACCCTAAAATCAGTGTAATTACTGATCCTGTTCCAGACAATGCAGATACGTAACAACCGCTTTCAGCAAGAAGTCCATCTTCTCCTAAATAGATATCTTGGAATCCGATAGGAATCGTAAGATCCAGCAGAGTTTCACCAGACCCGCTCCCATCTTTAAGTGTGAAAGCGGTTATTGCTGTTCCGTATACAAGAACACTCTTAATACGGGAACGATCTGGACCTACCAAACCGGGTGTAAACCCGGCGGTTGCTACGTTATAGGCTTTTACTTCATAACCAGCCATGAGCTAACTCCTATTAAGAAAGAGCTGCGCCGACTGCGGTTACCCAAGCTGAACCTGTACTAACAACCAAGCAATATTCGTTATTACCAGCACCGTTATCACTGATAAGACGAACCTGACCAGCATTACCAGCAGCGGCTGCAGGTAACTCAGAAGTAGTAATAGCTGTCAATTTAAGGAAAGCAGCGGTAGTAAAACCGTTGGTGGACACGACAGGTCCGGAAAAAGTGGTAGTAGCCATCTTAGCTCCTTACATG